GTTCACTATGAATGAAATCTTTCAAAACTTAACTGATGTATGCTTGTCGGGCGGGGCTGATGGGGCTGACGTTCAGTGGGGTATGTGTGCTGGTATGATTGGGCACAAAGTTATTCACTGGAGTTTTCCCACACATCGCAGCCAAGCACCCGAGATCGAGCTCGTTCGTCTTACCGACGAGCAGTTGACACTGGGCAACGACGCTATCAAAAACGCAGCCAAGGCTCTTAAAAAGTCACCGCCGCATAAGCCGTGGGTTGCACGCTTGATCCAACGAAACTACTATCAAGTTGCATGGGCTGAAAGCTGCTATGCGGTCACGACCATCAAGGACAACGTAGTGCAGGGCGGCACTGCTTGGGCAACTACAATGTTTGCTCAACTGCATCCAGGCAATCACAACCTGTACGTCTTTGATCAGGACCAGGATGCATGGTTTCAGTTCAACGGCGACACGTGGGATCGGATTGATAGCCCGCCGCAGCCGAAAGGTATCTGGGCTGGTATTGGGTCGCGTGATCTGAAGCAAAACGGCAAGGATGCAATTAGGAAAGTAATGGGCTATGTGAAGTTGTAAAGCAAGCTGGCTTGACTAAAATGGGGAGTTTCGATTCATTTCGAACTCCCCATTTGTACGATGAATTCTCCTCTGGAGCATAAATATTCCAAAAGTAGTATTAGGAGAACTCTCTATGACAACATTAGTCTCGCCAGGCGTAGATGTACAAATCATCAATGAAGCAATTTACGGCAGTGCTGGTCCCGGCACAATCCCATTGATCGTTATGGCAACTCGCTCCAATAAGCCTTCGCCTACTGGCGTTGGTATTGCTCCTGGAACTGTTCCTAGTGAAGCTGGTAAGCTGTATCTGGCAACCAGCCAACGCGAACTGAACCAAACCTTTGGTAACCCTTTCTTTGCAACTGTGCAAGGGACCCCTGTTCACGGCCACGAGCTGAACGAATATGGCCTGCACGCTGCATATCAATTCCTGGGTATCAACAACGCAGCTTACGTTATCCGTGCTGATCTTGATTTGGCTGAACTTGAACCATCGGTCTCGTCGCCACGTGGCGCTCCGCTGTCTGGTACCTACTGGCTGGATCTGGCCAATACGCAATTTGGCGTATTCCAGAGCACCGGCAATACCTCACTCGACCCATTCATGAAACAGCCAGTCCTGGTTGTTTCTGATGCTGCCAACTACAACCTGAACACTGGCTACCCAGTCGTTGATTTCGGTGAAGATGGTGACTTCGCAGTTGTGACCATCGAAGCTAACAACCGTATGTTCGAGAAGATCGACAACGTTTGGTACTTGCTTGGCTCAAATGCATGGAAAATGGTTCGTAACGTTATCCGTGGCCCTAACCCAATCGACAATATCACCCCAGGTGATGCATTCAGTATCAACGGTGTGACTGTTGTTCTGACAAGCAACAGCGTAACCCAGGCTGTACTGGACATCAACACTGCAATCGCCAATGCTCCAAGCCTGGTGAACAAGATCATTGCATCGAACGACTCGCAAGGCCGTATCGCTTTCCACTTTATGCTGGACAGCGTTGAACTGCAAAACGTAACTGGTAATCCATTGGCTGCGATGCAACTGACCTCTGGTGTCACCAAAGGCGTCAAGCTGACCTATGCTACGCACAACCGTGTCCCACAGGGCAGCGTGTTTGGTGACGTTTGGATCAAGACCACTGCAACTAACTCGGGCTCAAAAATGGTCGTGAAGTATTACGACGCATCGCTGGCTACTTGGGTTCTGATTGATGCGCCGTTCTATGCAAATGACGCAACAGCAGACTTGGCATTCGGTGCCAATCGTTCGGCTGGTTCGATCTATGTTCAGTATAACGTTGAAGGCACTACGCAATATCCATTGGCAGGTCAACAACTGCGCATCTGGAATGGTTCGGCCTGGGAAACCCTGGTTTACGAACAAGGCTACGAAGCCCCAACCACTGATCCGGTTGATGGCTCGCTGTGGTTCAACACCAACTTCCAAGCTGACATCATGGTTTGCGATGGCGATCAGTGGCTGGGTTACCGCCGCATGTATCCTATGACCGACAAGCATGGCGTGCAGATTGCCAGTTCAGCACCTAAGACTCAGCTGGATGGTTCGCCATTGGTTGACAACGACCTGTGGTTGGATGCAAGTGACCTGGAAAATTATCCACGTTTGTACCGTTTCCAAGCGGCGGCTCGCCGTTGGGTTATGATCGACAACGCCGATCAAACCACCCCATACGGCATCGTGTTTGCTGATGCTCGCCAAGATAGCGGCCCGTCGTACACTGGTGCAGCCATCGACTATGTGCGCAATTCTACTTCTGAGTTTGACCTGGTTCTGAGTAACTACGTTGATCCCGATTGTGTTGACCCACGCACTTACTCAGCTGGCACTTTGCTGTTCAACACTCGTTTCTCGACCTACAACGTGAAGCAGTGGAAAGGTGATTACTTTGGTTACGGCGGCTATGACGCCAATACTAGTTTCACCGTTGACACTTACACTGTTGGCCTCGACACTGTGGTTTTCCCGCCGGTCGCTTCGGCAGGCCGTTGGGTCACTGTGAGCGGCAATGACGTCGACGGTACTCCATTCATGGGTCGCAAAGCACAGCGCATTATGGTCGTGCGTGCTCTGGCCGCAACGATCTCGTCAAATCAAGAGATCCGTTCGGAAATGGTCTACTACAACCTGCTGGCAGCACCTGGTTACCCGGAACTGATCGACGAAATGATCACGCTGAATGTTGACCAGAAAGAAGTTTCGTTCATTGTTGGTGACACCCCAGCTCGTCTGAAGCCAAGCGGCACTGATATTCAGCGTTGGGCAACTAACGCAAACAATGCAGCAAGCAACGGCGATAAAGGCTTGACCGCGGCTAGCGAAAACGTTGGTATCTACTACCCATGGGGTCTGAGCACCAACGTTGATGGCACTGAAATCATGGTTCCTCCATCGACTATCGCTCTGCGCACTATTGCGTATAACGATCAAGTTGCTTACCAATGGTTTGCACCAGCCGGCTTTACTCGCGGTCTGGTTTTCAATGCATCATCGGTTGGTTATTTGAATGCAGAAGGTGAATATCAGCCAGTCATTCTGAATCAAGGTCAGCGCGATATCTTGTACCTGAACAAAATCAACCCGATTGCTTACATCCCGAATCGTGGTTTGGTTGTTTACGGCCAGAAGACTTTGTCGCCATCGGCAAGTGCTTTGGATCGCGTCAACGTTGCACGTTTGGCTAACTACCTGCGTTACAACCTGGACAACATCGCTAAGCCTTTCCTGTTCCAACCGAACGACATGCAAACTCGTGATGCGTTCAAGGCAACTATTGAACGCTTCTTGGTGGGTCTGGTTGGCCTCCGTGCTATTGAAGACTTCGCAGTGGTTTGCGATGAAAGCAATAACACCGCTGAGCGCCGTAACCGTAACGAACTCTGGTGCGATATGTTCATCGCTCCCGAAAAAGCAGTTGAATTCATCTACTTGCCAGTTCGTATCCGTAACTCGGGCGATTCGCTGAGCTAATTTACACCATATCATAGGTGTACTAAAATGGCGGGGATAATACCCCGCCATTTTATTTTCCCTGTCAATGACCAGCCGAAATTTCAAAGTACGTATCGAAAACCTGAATTTGAAAAAGACAGTGTTTCTCGAGACTGCCAAACATCCATCGAACTTGCTGAACAAGTATCGAGATATGCTCCATTCGCTTGGCTATCAATACTTGCGCGGCGCCCGTAAACGTGGTGGCAAACATCAAATCTACTATTTCTATTCGAGTAAAATCTTCCCAACTCAGCGAGCTTACCACAAAAAGTTCCCGCGGGTGCAGCGAGTCCGAGTCCCAGGTGCTCGTGGCCGTATAGCATTCACAGAACAAGTTGTGAATGAATACCTGGTGGAATTGCATATCGTGCAGCTGACAGTGAAACGCCGGCCTGAATAATTATTGCGCAGTGGCGCCAGATCTGTATAATTGGCTTCGCCGTAAGGTTAGTGTTTAGAGGGAGTAATTCCTGAACCCATATAGGCTAATACTGGAGACTGGGTGGTGGGTGCGACTCGCATAAGGGTAGGCCTTGATTCGCAACGAGGGGTATTAGTCAAGCTCGAGTTTACGAGCGTATTTCACTAGGGCAAGTTAAGATGGTCGGCCGGCTCCAGCTTTTCTCCGGGAACGAGATTGGGTGCGGTATTCGCGGTATCGCCCCGGCCACTTAACACAATTCTGGCAAATGGTCATTTGCTGACGATCATAAATATCACTTTTACGATTCATTCAGATTCATAAATACTCCTAAAGCAGTTCATTTAGGAGTATTTTCTATGACGATTTTATCAAAGTTTGGCGTTCCACTTGGTGGTGGTACCGGACGTGGTAGCATCCTCCAGCCAAAAGTAAAGTACAAGTTCCGCATTCGCGTCATCAACTTTGGCCCAATCGCCGGTGGTATCGAGTTGACTCAACAGGTCATCACCGCTTCGCGTCCTGGCGTCAAGTATGCAGAACAGAAGGTTTCGAGCTACAACTCAACCGCGTACTACATGAGTAAGCCTGAGTGGGATCCTGTCAAAATCACAGTGCGTGATGATGTCACCAACTCTGTTTCTAAACTGGTTGGTCACCAGGTTCAGAAACAGCAAAACCACTTCGAGCAGACCAGCCCGCTGGCCGGCGTCAACTACAAGTTCAACATGTACATCGAACAGATGGACGGTGGTAACGACGCGGTTATCGAACAATGGTATTTGGAAGGTTGCTTCCTGACCGGCGTAACGTATGACTCTCTTGACTATGGCAGCAGCGATGCTCTGCACATTGACATGGATATTCGTTACGACATTGCAACCCAAGCTGGTGACCTCATGCCTGCTAACGTTTCTTCTTCGTTGCTGCCAGGCTTCGGCGTGTAATAAATGGCTTCTGATAAGAACGGTAACGGTA